GCACAAGACTTGAAAGCAATTCACGGTCTTGATGCAGAGCAGGAACTTGCTAACTTACTATCAAGTGAGATCCTTGCTGAAATCAACCGTGAGGTTGTTAGAACTGTTTATACAGTTGCTAAGTCAGGTGCACAAAACAACGTTGCTAACGCTGGTGTATTTGATCTAGACGTAGATAGTAATGGAAGATGGTCAGTTGAGAAATTCAAAGGACTGATGTTCCAAATAGAAAGAGATGCTAACGCAATCGCACAGCAAACTCGTAGAGGAAAGGGTAACTTCATCATCACATCTGCTGATGTTGCATCTGCTCTTGCTATGTCAGGTACTCTTGACTACTCTTCTGGTTTAACTGGAGCTGGTGGACCTTCCATCGGTGAAGTTGATGATACAGGTAACCTACTTGTGGGTACAATGAACGGTAGAATCAAGGTCTTCGTTGATCCTTATTCAGCAAACGTTTCTAACACTCACTACTATGTTGTAGGATACAAAGGTACATCACCTTACGATTCTGGATTATTCTATTGTCCTTACGTGCCCCTACAGATGTTAAGAAGCATCGACCCATCTACCTTCCAACCAAAAATTGGTTTCAAGACTAGATACGGTATGGTTGCTAACCCATTTGTTGTTAAAGCTAACGGTACTCCTGATGCTGAAGCATTAGGTCATGGTCTTAACCAGTACTACAGAAGAGTTAGAGTTGCTAACTTAACTTAATTCCAAAAAATGGTAATGCGTGTTACCAAATTTTGAGAAAACCCCCCACATTGTGAGGGAATACATACAGGGATCCCACAGGATCCCTTTTTTTATGTTTAAATAGTATAGTAGATATACAAAAATCATGGTCTTATCTCAATACGGTAGAGATTTAATCTCTAAAAAACCAAAACAAAAACCAAAAGAAAAATCTCAAACTTTTGCAACCAAGAAACAAACTATGGTTAGTAAAGAAGAAGTTACAGAGATGATAGATTTTGCTATCAACCAACACAATAGAAACGCTGGACAAATTAGCATGGTGCTTGGATTTGCATTTATGGCACTGTTCGCTGATGGTCTCTTTAGAACTCTAGGACTGATACCTCCTTTCATGGGTATTGATGTAAGCATTGTAAAAGAAGTAGTAGAAGCAATTAAAGATCAAGTAGTAACTCAAGCATGACTCGATAAATAATAAGTAGTCGAGATATTAACATGCCTTTAGGCGGAGCAGATTGGTACAAAGAACAACCAACTAATAGGAATTTTTTAAATCCTATTGGTTTTATCCTTGAGCTTGAAAAGTTTGCGGGTGTAGATTTCTTTTGTCAGTCAGCAAACCTTCCTGATATCAACATGCCTACAACTCAGGTAGCAAGTCAATTTAGAAACTTGCCTATCATACCTGGTGGAGGAATAGAGTTTGGTGATCTTTCAGTGACTTTTATTGTAGATGAAGATTTAAAAAACTACAATAGCATATACAAGTGGATGCGTGACAATGGCAATGCAGATCAAATGACACTTGAAACTCCAGAGAAAGATGTATTCTCTAACGGACAATTATTAATTACTACCAGTGCATACAACCCTGCATTTGTAGTAGACTATCAAAATTTATTCCCTGTAGCACTGACAAATTTGCAATTTGATGCTACAATAGGAGATGTAGAGTACATTACTGCACAGGTTACATTTAAACATCAGCAGTTCTTCCTACGTGATAAAACATTTAAGAAAATATGAATTTTGATTCTCTTCATAATAAATTTCAAAAACTTAGAGAAGAATGGGCAGAAGATAGTCATGTAGACTTTCAATTTAAGAACAAACAATATAGTGCTGACTTAGGACAACTTGCATTAGACATACCTTTCCAACACAATAAATACTTAAACCATTACACTGACATATCTCAAATAAAAACTTCTCTAGAGTTTGAAATTCGTAAATTAGTAAAGGAAAAACGTGAGTACTATTCTGGTGAAGCAGATGCAAAGACGTATGCTGCTAAACCATTTGGATCTCATATAAAGACAACTGAAAAGATGAAGGTCTACATAGAGTCTGATGATGAGATCATCAACCTAGAAGCAAAGATCAAGTATCTAGAACAGATGATGTACTTCATAGATCATGTTATGAAGCAAATATCAAATAGAGGTTTTCAAGTAAAGAGTGCCATTGAGTGGGAAAAGTTTGTTAATGGACAGTAATGACACATCTTACAATAAGAAAGAAGAATGAAGTTTATATAACTATTCATTCTAATGAGGAGTACGTCCATAGAGAACTGGCAGACTACTTCACATTTGAAGTACCAGAAGCAAAATTTTTAAAAAGAAATCCCAGATACAAATACTGGGATGGAACTATACGTCTATACTCTCCTGCTACAGGAGACTTGTATCATGGGTTGTTAGATCATCTACAGGTATGGGCAGCAGAGAAACAATATATTGTAGAGTACGAAAAGAATGATTGGTATGGAGATATAAGTGTTGACAATAACTTAGTCTCATTACCAGCAGTAAAAAATTACATGAAAAAAATCTCTAAGATAGAACCTAGAGATTATCAATACAATGCGGTGTATGAAGCAATAAAGAATGATCGTAAGTTACTTCTTTCTCCTACGGGATCTGGTAAATCCCTCATGATCTACTCCATAGTCAGATACTACACTGCCACCGCAAAGAAGATACTTATAATCGTCCCAACTACTTCCCTCGTTGAGCAGATGGTCAATGATTTTATTTCTTACGGGTGGAACGCTGATGACTTTGTACATAAAATTTACTCTGGTAAAGATAAGAATACTGAAAAACCTATTATAATATCAACTTGGCAATCTATCTACAAATTTCCTAAAAGATATTTTGATGATATAGATTGCGTAATTGGTGATGAAGCACATCTCTTTAAGTCAAAGTCATTAACAGGTATAATGACTAAGTTACACAATGCCAAGTATAGGTTTGGTTTTACTGGTACTCTAGATGGGAGTAAGACTCACAAGTGGGTACTAGAAGGTTTGTTTGGCAAGTGTGAACAAGTAACTAAAACAGATGATTTAATAAAGGGTGGTTACTTATCTAAGTTTAGGATAAAAATCCTACTTTGTAAACATGCTCCTCAGTATTTCGAGACATATCAAGATGAAATAGAATATCTTGTGGAGCATAAAGGTAGAAATAACCTCATCAAAAATCTAGTTAAAGATATAGATGGTAACACCCTAGTACTATTTAACTACGTAGAGAAGCATGGTACACCGTTATACGAATTAATAAATAGTAATGTAGACTCCGCACGTAAAGTATTTTTTGTGCACGGAGGAACTGACGTAGAAGATCGAGAAGAAGTACGTAAACTAACAGAGAGTGAATCCAATGCTATCATCGTTGCCTCTTACGGCACCTTCTCAACTGGAATTAACATTAAACGTCTTCACAATATCATATTCGCCTCGCCCTCTAAATCCAGAATTAGAAATCTACAATCAATCGGTAGAGTCCTTAGGAAAGGAGAAGGTAAGGACATAGCAACGTTGTATGACATTGCAGATGATATTGGTGGTCAGAACTACACGTTGAAACATTTGAATGAAAGAGTAAACATATACAATACTGAAAACTTTAAGTATGAAGTTATAAGAGTAAACCTTAGAGCAAACTAATATGAAAGATGAAGAATTCTTTTCAACTATAAAGATAATAACTGGCGAAGAAATAGTAGCAAAAGTTATCTATCTTGAAGATGAAGATAAAGTCATGCTAGAAAACCCTCTCATTGTCGAAGTAGCTAGGACAAGGAAGGGTGCTCTTGAGATATCTGGGTTCGCTTTTAAAGAATGGTTGAGTGCCACGTTTGATGATATCTTTGTTATGAAAAGAGATCACATTATAACAATGTCTGAAATAGATCCTCACATTAAAGAATTCTATGAGAAGACTCTAGAAAGAATGAAGAACGGTAAGACCTTAGCGAACACTGCAGACAAACTACCTAGGAAGTCTGGTTACATCGGGTCGGTGACCAAAATGAAACAGTCTTTGGAAGATATATTTAAAAAGAGCTAAGATCATCCTTAAACCCGCTACACGGTTAGTGTACTGGTAAAATAACTATTTGTCAAGTACCCTTTACAAAAGAAGTTTTACTTGCTATACTATGTACATCCTACAACGCAGTAATGAAAAGAAAAAAGACTGAGTATTATGTAAATAACAAAGAGTTCCTTGCTGCGATAACAGACTATCGTGAGAAAGTTCATGCTGCAGCAGAAGCGGGCGAAGCACGTCCTAGAGTAAATAATTATATTGGATCTTGTTTTTTAAAAATAGCAACACACCTGTCATACAAACCAAACTTTGTAAACTATATGTTTAGAGAGGATATGATTTGTGATGGTATAGAAAACTGTTTACAATACATTGATAATTTTAATCCAGAAAAATCTAAGAACCCTTTCGCTTATTTTACACAGATTATATACTATGCTTTCCTAAGACGTATACAGAAAGAAAAGAAACAATTAGAAATTAAAGGAAAGATCTTAGAAAGGTCAGGGTTTGATGAGGTAATGCACACAGACCGTTATACTGGTAATATGTCAGGTATGAATGCTTCCTATTCTGATATGGGTAGTATCAAGGAAAACATAGAAACCAAAATGAATAACCGCTAATGCCTAACGATCTATATGATGATATGCGTCGTCTAAACGCATTATATGAAGAACTGATGTGGAATGATAATGATGATTTAGAATTCATTATAGAAAACAACCGTATAGTTATTTTAAATAGAACACATGAAGAGTATATCAGAAGATGTACGTAGAGCAAATCGTTTTGAACGTAGACTTGCTGTTGTAAGAAAACTCAGAGAAATCTTTCCAGATTATCGTGGAGTTTATAAGTTCGTTGAATATCAATTTATTGATTTAAAAAATATTTGTGGCAAAAATTAAATTCTGTGGTATAATAAGATTATGAATATTTTTGTTACTGATCCAGACCCTGTTGCATCTGCACAGGTCTTACCTGACAAGCACATTGTCAAGATGCCACTAGAATCATGTCAAATGCTTTCTATTGTTGCATCAGAAAAGTGGGGTCACGGCTTCGGTGTATTACCTAAGTTAGATGGTGCTCCTTACAAAACTGACAAAGGTGCATTTCGTAATCATCCTTGTACTATCTGGGCACAGACTAATTTCCGTTGGTTAATTAATCACGGTCTTGCACTGTGTGCAGAATATACACATAGGTACAACAAGGTACATAGTTGCCAATACACCATCGAGTGTGCTGACATTATCTTCCCTGATTGTCCACCACCTACATTCTTCACACGTGCAATGCCCGATGAATATAAACATGACACAAGCATTGACACTTTTACTGCTTACAAAAATTACATTGGCAGCAAACCTTGGGTTGCATCTAATTATCTTCGTGACCCATCCCGCAAACCGTATTGGTTATCCTAAACTATGATTTTTTTATCTTGTCCACCAGTATATAATTTACCTGGTACTTGGAGAGAATGTCCTCATACTATTATTCCTCACGGAGAGTATGCAGGATTACCTCCAGCAGCTGCCATGGCAGTGCTTGTATTGATACTCCTTGTTGTATTAACTATTTGGGGTTTAGTAACTGCATTTGGCGAACCAGCAAAAAATTTGAAAGATCCTTGGGATGACCATGACGACTAAAATAGACTGGACACCAGTCATGCTGACTGATGAAGAAGTAGAATGTATAAGAGTCTGTTTAGTTAATGCACCTATACCTTATGATATTTCTAAGAAGAAAATTCCTAAAAAAATATTAGAAAGGATTGGTTACCCAACACCTTTAGAGGGAGAAACGTTACCATTAGTAGAATGTGATCTAAGCAAATACAAACCAATATGAAATTAACTCAAGAACTAATTGACAAAATTCAAGAAGCAATGTACCATACTAAAAAGAATGGTGACACCAACTGGCAAGACGGTGATGAGATTGATGTTTGTCTTGCAGGAACATTTGCTGCTGATAGATTTATTGTCATTCATAATAGAACAAAGAGTAGCACATCAAAGCATAACTTTATTAAATGAAGATCGCAATCATTACAGACCAACATCTAGATGGACGTAAAGGTAACTTATCGTTCTGGAATTATTTTCAAAAATTTTATGATGATGTCTTTTTTCCAGTTCTTGAGAAGGAAAAAATTACTACAGTATTTGACCTTGGGGACACCTTTGATAATAGAAAGTCTTTGGATTATAATACTTTTAACAGAGTTAAAATTAATTATTTCGAGAAACTAAAAAAATATAAAGTGCATATGATTCTTGGTAATCATTGTACTTACTACAAAAATACTAATAAGATTAATTCTCCTGAGTTACTACTAGAGAATTATGAAAACATTTCTATCTATTCTTCACCAGAGCATATAAGTGTTGGTGGTAAGAATTTTCTTATGATGCCTTGGATTAATTCTGGTAATAAGAAGGAAGCAGTAGAAACTATGAAGAGTAGTAATGCTGATATAATGTGTAGTCACATGGAGGTTGATGGGTTTGAAGTCACACCAGGAATGCATTTCGATGGTGGATTTTCTGTAAATGATTTTAAAAACTTTGATCGTGTATGGTCAGGACATTTTCATCACAGATCAAAACGTGGTAATGTTCAATACCTTGGTAATCCATATGAGATGTACTGGAATGATTACAAAGATAGTCGTGGATTTCATATCTATGATACTGAAACTGACAGACTTAAGTTTGTTAAAAACCCATATAGTATCTTTGAAAAGATATTTTATGACGATGCCACAAACGACTACAACAAATCAGATGTGTCTAGTTATAAAGAAAAGTTCATCAAAATTATCGTTGAAGAGAAACGAGACTACCAGATGTTTGAAACATTGGTTGATCGTCTTTACAACGTAGGTGCTCATGATGTTAAGATAGTGGAAACACTAGTTGACACAGATGACATTGATGATGTAGACTTAAAGACTAAGGATACAATGACATTACTCAACGAATACATTGACGAAGTAGAGATAGCTGTAGACAAATCTCATCTCAAGAACCTCATGCGATCCCTATATATTGAAAGTTGTAACGTTGGATAATGTACGTACTTACACTAGAAGATCATGCAGAGGGAGTTTATTCTGTCTATGATGAACAGAAGAATCGTGTCATACCAATATTTCAAATAGAAGATGACGCAGATAGATATCTGACAATGTTAGAAGATAGAGATTACCCTGCAATGACGGTTGTCGAAATGGAAGAACATGTTATAATAGGAGCATGTCAAGATCGTGGACAAAGGTTTTCCATAATTACACCCGACGATTTTTTAATACCACCTAATGATTTAGAATGATAATTTTTGAGAAAATCCGTTGGAAGAATTTTCTATCAACTGGAAATGTTTTTAGTGAGATTGATTTTACAGTAGGAAGAACTAATTTAATCGTTGGCAGCAACGGTGCGGGTAAGAGTACCATTCTGGATGCTCTTACTTTTTCTTTGTTTGCTAGACCTTTTCGTAAGATTAGTAAGAGTATGTTGATCAATAGTATCAATGAAAAGGATTGTATTGTAGAAATAGAATTTAGTATTGGTAAGAGTGAATATAAAATTGTTCGTGGTATGAAACCAAACAAGTTTGAGATCTATCACAATGGTGTGCTGTGGGATAAGGAGAGTTCTGTAAACGAACAACAAAAGAATTTTGAGAACAGTGTTCTTAAGATGAACTATAAATCATTCACACAGATTGTGGTGTTAGGATCATCTACGTTCGTACCATTTATGAAGTTATCTGTACCACAGAGACGAGAGATCATTGAAGATATACTAGACATACAGGTATTCTCTACTATGAATCTTCTATTAAAAGATAGAGTAAAGGAAAATAATATAGAAATTCAAGAAGTGAACTATCAATTAGATTTACTCAAGGACAAAATAGTATTACAGAAACAACATATGCTCACCTTAGAGAGGAGAACTGAGGAAGATATAAAGAAAAAACAGAAACAGATAGATGAATATGTAACAACAGAGTCACAGGGATCAGAAGAAGTTTTGATTCTCACACAACAAATCGAAAGACTTAATAAAGAAATGAAGGAGTATTCTAAGTCCAGTGCAAATTTGAAAAAGTTGAACACGTTTTTAATTAAGTTGACACATAAGTTGAACACATGCGAAAAAGATCACAAGTTTTTCCAAGAGAATGATGTTTGTCCTACGTGTTCTCAAGAACTTGAAAAAGAATTTGTCGCAACAATGACAGGAGAGTTAGAAACTAAAATTAAAAATACTTCTAATGGCAAGCAGGAATTGATGGAAGCAATAGAAGGAGAGGAAGAAAGATTTAATAAATTTACTGAGTTGTCAACTGAAGTAAACAATATCAATACAGCTATCAGTCAGACTAATTATCAACTGATGACTATTAGGAAACAGATAACCACTATTGAAAATGAAATAAAAGAATTAGAGGGTAGCAATCCAGATAAGAAAGCAGAGTATACAAAACTGGAAACTTTTATTAAGAACAAGAAAGATTATACAAATCAATCTGCAGACTTGAAGAAAGATCGTGATGTCCTGACAACAGCATCACAGTTACTTAAGGATAATGGGATAAAGACTAGGATTATCAAGACTTATCTTCCCACAATGAATAAGTTAATTAACGAATTCTTACAAAGGATGGAGTTTTATGTCAATTTCACCCTTGATGAGAACTTTGAAGAAATAATTAAGAGTAGATACAGGGATATATTTTCATATGATTCGTTCTCAGAAGGAGAGAAAGCTCGCATTGATATTGCTCTTTTGCTCACTTGGCGTAGTATTGCTAAGCTTAAGAATAGCGTTGATACTAACCTACTTATATTAGACGAGATATTTGATGGATCACTAGACCAACAAGGGGGTTCTGATCTAGGATGGATCTTGAGAAATTTTGATGAGCACACAAAAGTATATGTTATAAGTCATAAAGAAAATTTAGATGACAAGTTCGATAGAACTATTACAGTAGAGAAGAGTAAGAACTATTCTACAATGAATGTGACAGTTAACGAAGTTACACACGCACTGGTTGGCTAGCAAAAATATCTGTTATCATGTGTATATACGAAACACAGACACATGTTCACTAAAGAGATCAAAGGTAATTTAGCAAGACTTCTCGCAACAGAGAATCTTATTGTAGAGCACAAGCAAACTCCTACAGCATACTTCAATGTTGATACTAGAGTTTTAGTTCTTCCAAAGTGGGATAAAGCATCCGACATTGTATATGATATGCTTGTAGGTCATGAGGTAGGTCATGCATTATTCACACCTAACGTAGACTTCAGAGAGCAAGTGTCTTGCCCACAAGATTATGTAAACGTCATTGAGGATGCTCGTATCGAGAAACTCATGAAGCGTAAGTATCCTGGTCTTAAGAAATCTTTTACTGGTGGATATAGTGAGTTAAATGATAAAGACTTCTTCCAGATTCTTGACACAGACCTTACAAAGTTATCTCTTATTGATCGCATCAACCTACACTTCAAACTAGGTGCATATGCTATGATTCCTCTTAGTGGTGCAGAGTTAGTATTTGCTGCTCGTGCTGACATGGCAGAAACATTTGACGAAGTATGTAAGATTGCAGAAGACGTATACAACTACAGTAAAGAACATGAAGATGATATGGAAGAAACAGAAGTTTCTATATCTCAACCTGAGTCTGCTACTGGTGGTGACATGGAAGATGATGGAGAAGGATTTGGCATGGTAGAAACCAAAGCACCTAAAACTGAAAATGCTCCTAGCACAGAAGGTAGTACAGGTGGCACATCAGGAGCAGAACTAGAAGATGTAAGAGATGATTGGTATGATGAAGATGGTAACCTAGATGATGGTGATGATGGTATTGAAGATGAAGGTGGTATAGAAGGTTCTCAAACACAGCAAGCATTTAGTGATGCTCAAGAAAAATTATCTTCTACAGATTATTCACGAGTTACTGAGTACATAGAGATACCTGAGAATGTTGATACTTCTAAGCACGTTGTAGATTGGAAAGTATTACATGATTGGATTGATAGTCAAAATGATGAAAGAAATGACTTCGCTGAAGTTGATGATATGTACAAAACATTTCGTAAGCAATCTCAGAAAGAAGTTAACTATCTTGTTAAAGAGTTTGAGTGTCGTAAATCTGCAGATGCATACGCACGTGCAGGAACAGCAAAGACAGGTGTTCTAAACACAGGTCTTCTCCACACATACAAGTACAATGAAGATCTTTTCAAAAGAGTAACTGTTGTTCCTGATGGTAAGAACCATGGCATGATATTCATTCTTGATTGGTCAGGTTCTATGTGTTATGAATTACTTGCTACTGTAAAGCAATTAATTAACTTAACTTCATTCTGTAAAAAAGTACAAATTCCTTTCGAGGTTTATGCTTTTACTAATGAGTGGAAAGCAGCACAAAATGCTATAGAGAATGGTATACCATCAGAGAATCTTTCATACCACCGTAGTTACTATGGCGACGAAGATTATGATACTATGGTAAAAGGTCAATTCAATCTTGATTCTTGGTTCCACTTAATGAACTTTGTTTCATCACGTTCTAATGGTAAAGACTATGAGCGTATGGTAAAGAATCTTTTTCGTCAAGCAGCATACCATGGTAGATATGGTTCTTACACCCCAACAATAGGTCTTGGTTTATCTGGAACTCCTTTGAATGAATCAATCGTTATGCTTAACTACATGATTCCAGAATTCAAAAAGCAAAATGATCTTCAGAAAGTAAATGTATGCATCTTAACTGATGGCGAAGCATGTGGTAGTTCATATGGTTATGAGTATGATAGAGGTGAAGGTGAAATTGTAATCCGTTCACGTCGTATTGATGTTGGTGTAGCATTACGTGATCGTCATACTGGTCACACATATACAGGTTTTGAATATGGTAGATGCACTAACATCTTTATCAGACAACTTCGTGATCGTAATCCAGATGTAAGTGTTTTAGGTTTTCGTATCTTATCAGGTGGTCAACTAATGAACTTTGTTGATACATACGGTGCAGAAGATAGCAACTTCACTGAGATTAAAAAACAATGGAAGAAGGAGAAGTCTGCAATCATCAAAAATGGTAAAGCATACACTGCTCTATATGCTATCAACAACAAAGCACTTGATGCTGACACAGAGTTCGTTGTAAAAGACAATGCTAAAAAAGGTGACATCACCAGAGCATTTAAAAAGATGCTTACAAACAAAGCAGTCAACAAAAAACTACTCAATTCATTTGTGAGTCATGTCAGTTGACAAACTGTCCAC